GTACGGTAGGTGGAAATTTACTTTCCAGAAACCTGAACCTTATGGAACCTTTAGCACGGAATGTGAAGATCAGACAATTCTTTAAAATCTCTGAAAGGAGAAATTTTAGAAAAGTTGTTCTTCTATCCGATAAGGAGGGTAAGACAAGAGAAGTTGCTATAGCAGATTACTTTACTCAAACTTGTCTCAAACCGTTGCATGAATATCAATCTTCTATCCTTAAAAGGATAAAAGCTGATTGTACCCATAATCAGAGTAAGCTAATAAATACTTTATTAGCCGATCCTGGTCACAAGTACCATAGCATCGATTTGACTAGTGCAACTGATAGATTCCCAATTGATATTCAAAAGGAAATGTTATCAATATACACTGACAAAGAGTATAGTGAATCTTGGAAACAAATAATGACCGGTTATGATTTCTCCTCAATTAATGGAGATCTCACGTACCGAACCGGAAACCCTATGGGTTTCTATTCATCGTTTACTTCCTTTGCTTTAGCTCATCATTTCTTTATATACCTGAGTTCTAGGAGGGCGAAGATCCCATACTCAAAAGTTCCATATATGTTACTTGGTGATGATATTGTCATCGGTAACGACTATGTTGCTCGAGAGTATAAGATGCTTCTTAAAGAATGGGATATCCCATTCTCCCCTGATAAAACTCACACCTCACTTTTTGGTTTTGAATTTGCTAAGCAAATTCGATTCAAAAGCGAAAATGTCTCGCCATTAAGTCTAAGTTCTTTCTACACTAATAGGAATAACTATACATTATGTATCAGTTTCCTAGTGGAAGAACTTAAGAACAAAGGATGGGATGTTGACAGTGGTATTTGGGTAGAATCCTATATGAGAAAGATACAGAAATTTTCATCTTCTCGCTATTCTAAGATAAAACCTAGAATAGATCTCGCATTAACAATCTTAGATTACCTTCAGGGTAGGTGTATCTCTTTAGGACCGGCACTAGTGTCGATCGTATCGAGATATTACACTTCACCTGTTCTTTCCAATCCAGCTATAATCCAAGTATTCTCGAATGAGGTACTTAGGAAAATGCTTATTGAAGAGCAAGAGGGTGGTCTAGATAGATCCAAGAATCTTTTTAAAATAAAAAGTAATCTTGGAATCTTTAAGTTAATGAAGATAATAGGAACAGACAGAGACTTGCCAACAAATAAATGTTACCAAGCTTTACCTTTGATTGAATTCTATAATGAAGGGGTTATTAACCCAATTATTATAGCTCTCCAAGAAAGTAAGACTCAGAAGAGTCTTACTGTTGAAGAGAAGTTCAACAGAGAGTTAATGCGGAATATATATTCTGTTGATACTCGTCCAGTCAATCTATCTGACTACTACGCTAGAGGTCGTGAGGTTGTTTATTCAACTTCATGGTCGATCGCTAAAGAATTCGAGAAGAATTCTTTAGAGGTGAAAAGCGTTAAAGTCTTTGGTAAATCCTTAGACTTAAAGCTAGTACCGATTCGTTCGGACCCTAACG